GTAACCTTACGGCGCCTGTTGTAATCGAGGAGTATGATGATCCTGGCACTGGTTCCAGGGTTCGTGACGTGATTATGTCCGCAATGTTGCGTCGCGAACTGGATCTTTCTTCGCTCGGCGTCAAACGTGTCATTGACTTTTACGTTAGCGGAGGTGACACAGATTTGTTGCACCGCTCTATGCGTGACTCCAAAGGCCGAATAGTCTCCTGGAAAGAAAAACCTAATGATGATGCCATGCTCGCTCGCGTCTTAGCTGATTGGGTTAATCGTATACGTGAAGCCTGCCCTTCTTGTCCTTTAACAAGGCGTTCTATTCCTGGCTCTGCTGGTGATCTTCGTATAGATTACCAGCAAATTTCAGACGTTTGTAATGACATCAGGAAGTCTGGATCTTATGGGTTAACCTTCGATTCGCCCCATGCCAATGAGATACCTTGTTTTTCTTTTCTGCAACGGCAGTCCGACACCTCGAACTTTGCCAAGGCCCGGGTTGTCACTATCAAAATACCCATTGATGAAGTTTGGCCCAATCTTCGCGATTTGGACCTTGACGATGTTTGGTTTAAATCTGGTATCATCACTGGTCACCCAGGGAGCAGCAAATCCACTGACAAAGGCGTTACAAATTTTCTTCCTCCTAGCCAGCGTGTTCAACATCACACTGCTGAGTATTTTCCCATAGCGCCAGGCTCCATGACTGGTGTGCCGGAAAGGGATTATAACCCAGATGAAAAAGTTGAGTCTTTTGCTGATAAATCTGTCTCTGCCCGTCTTGCAACTCTTGAGTCTTTGGTTCGCAAGTTTATGTTGCATCCGCAAGCTGAAGCTATTATACCTGGCTCTCAGATTCGCAAGCCTTTTGATTTCACTCACCAAGGTTTTGCCGAAAATGTTAAGACTGGTGAACGTACAAACACCCGCCTCTTCTCTGGCGTTTGGTTGGTTCCAGACCACATTGTTCGTGGAACTGACGAAGTCAAATTGACTATGGGTTCCACTTGGATTAATGTGAAGACAAAAGATATGATCCAGTGTGAGTCCAATCGCGAAATCTGGGCCGCAGCTTGGCCTTCGAATCGCTTCACTGGCAAGTCTAGTGTTGCAATGCGACCTCCTAATAAGGATGGTGAACCCGTCACTGTTTATGCCCTTGAGGATGATGGTGGTGGGGCCTCCCAATTTGAGAGCTCTGGTGTCACTGGTGCCACTGACCCCTGCTCTTATCTTTCGAAGCAAGATGGGATTGGTTGGTTTTTGGATACTTCTCGCAACCCTCGCCGTTTCTGTTTGCGAGACGCTGTCCCACCCCCTGATATGCTCATTGAAAATGGGCTTCCTGTCCCAGCCTACAACGTCGTCCGCGTTAACGCCTCCACCCGCCCAGGCTGGTGTTTCGCATCATACCGCGCAGCCGGTGGTGAGTTTGTAGGCTTGCACATTTGGGGCGATGGTATGAGAGGCAACGGTTTCATCCCTTTTACTACTGACATCATTGCTTGGATTAAATCTGCTTCTTCACGCCTTCAGAATGCACCGAATGTTGGTCTTTCTCAGCCCGTGGCCGAGGAGGCTAAGATTCCTTCCTCCGTCGAGACCACTCCAGAGGTTGCACCTGAGCCCTCCAAGGTTGCACACGCTGAGGCCGATTTGCCTTTTCCAGAGTGCCCTCAGAGTGAGGTTAACGGTATCATATACGAACTTCGTGATTTTGCTTTGGATTGTAAAGCTTGTCACCTTCCAGTTTGGCGTGCTGCTAAGAGAAACGACCGCCGCAAAGTTTGTGCATGTCGAGTTCACACTGATTATGTAGAATGTGAGATTTCGCCCTCATTCCCTGGTGAGTTGTATCACAGAGAGTGCCGTCGTTTTATAGGCCAATGTCGGTGCACAGCTAGGGCAGTCTTGAAAGCCCCCCCACGTGCTCGTGTCAACGTTTCCAAATCAGAGCGCGCTCAAACTATCGCTTCCGAATATGAGCAAAAGCTCAAAGCATATAATGCTGCACGCAAGGAGTTGGGCATTTCAGGTACTGAGGGTCGTTTAAACCTCCTAGCCCACCCCGATGTGAGTTGGCTGGCATCCTGCGAAAGCGGGGCTGGCTCAACCTTTTAGAAAACCAATCTCCATCTTTTGATGGATTTGATTTGAGTTACATGGGCGACGTGCGTGTACACGGTGGACCTGTTAAGGGCTGGGCTTTTTCCCCCTTTCTATTCCAATCGTGGCAACATGCAGCCGCATCCTATGAACTTAATTCTGGATTCTCACATTATCGCGCGGTGGGCAGTTTTCTGAGTGAGAAAATTGCCATAGAAAAATTTAATCAAGCTTCTTTCAAACGAACTGAGCATTTTGATAAACTTCGCTCCTGGGCCGTTTCTAGTGTTGTGCACCAACTGAAGCCCTTCATTTCTGCTGACCTCACTCCAATACAACGTGTTGTTGAGTATAGTGATTTTTCCACGAATCCAGGTTACCCCTGGTTGCTGTGGCATCCTACAAAAATGTCCGCTTGGCTTGACCGTAGGTTCCAGGAGTCGTTTCAGTCTTATTTTGATTCGCAATTTACTGATGACCCCATGATTGCGTTCACCAAGTTCTTCTTAAAAGGTGAACTTCGAACTCTTTCCAAGATGATCGACAACGATCAGAGGGTCATAGCTGGCGTAGCCTTTGAGCATGTTTTGTCGACGAATATCTTTGATCTTGATTTCAATCAACAGCTCTATGCTTCCGCTTGCCAAACCTTTTCGTGTGCGGGTATGTCCATGATGCACCATGGAATGGATCGTGTGGTGCAACGTCTCTCTCGTTTTCCAAATGGTTATGAACTTGATGCTTTTCGCCATGAAATGACCTTTCACGAGTGGTTACACGAAGATGTTGCCGCAGTACGCAAGGCATTATTTGCTACCCCTTTGACCCCTTACGAGGAGAAAGGCTATGACAACCTTGTTAAGCAAAAGTACTCTGGCCCTATGCTGGATTCTACTGGTGCTGTGTATTGGCTACCTCGTTCACAGAAGTCTGGCCAGTCTTCCACTTTGCC